CCACTGAAATGGTTAAAGAATCTTATGAGGCAAGGATGAATGGAACAACAGGAAATTAATGTACAGTGTATCATTCTGACCAATGATGAAGTTATCATCAGTCAGATTGAAGAAGTGGTTGCAGAACTTGGTGAACCAAATTGCAGACTAACTTCTCCATATAAAATTCTAGGCAGACATGAGACTGATGCACCAGTTGAGGAAAGATTTGTCCCATGGCTGTCCGATATTACCGATGACCGTGTTATAATGTTGTCATCAGACAAGATCCTTACCCTTGTCGAACCACACAAAAAACTTGTTGACTACTACCTGAAGCTTGCCACAACATGAGGTTTTATACCAACGTCTTTCAGATCGGAAACGATATCCTCGTAAGGGGTTATGAAAATGGGAGACACTTTAGTGATAGGGAAGAATTCTATCCCACTTTCTATGTTCCTAGTAAAGGCAAAAAGTCTGGATGGAAGACTCTTGATGGTACTTCTGTAGAACCCGTAAAACCTGGTACAATCCGAGATTGTAGAGAATTCCTGGACAAGTATTCCTCTGTTCAGGGATTTTCTGTATTTGGCAATGAACGGTATGTTCACCAGTACATCTCTGAAAAGTACCCTGAAGATGAGATTAAGTTTGATGCTAATCACATTAAACTCTTTACCATTGACATTGAGGTTGCGGCTGAGAGTGGATTCCCTGATGTATTCAACTGTGCGGAAGAGTTGCTTCTGATTACTATTCAGGACTACTCCACTAAGCAAGTTATTACTTTTGGTTCTCGTCCGTATGCAAATACTGATCGTGATGACTTCAAGTATGTCCTCTGTGGTTCTGAAACTGAACTGATCATGACCTTCTTGGATTGGTGGCAAGCCAATACTCCAGAAGTTATCACTGGTTGGAACTGTGAACTGTACGATATTCCGTACCTTGTGGGTCGTGTTGAACGTCTCATGGGTGAGAAGACCGCTAAGAAGTTCTCTCCGTGGGGTATTGTTAGGAAGAATGATATTGTCATCTCTGGTCGTAAACAGATCTCATATGAACTTGCAGGAATCTCTGTAATCGATTATCTGGATCTTTATAAGAAGTCCCCTGCAACTCCCAACCAAGAGAGTTATCGACTGGATCATATTGCCAACGTAGAACTTGGTGCTCGTAAGTTGGATCACTCGGAGTACGATACTTTCCGAGAGTTCTATACTAAAGCATGGGATAAGTTCGTTGACTATAACATCGTTGACGTGGAACTGGTTGACAAACTTGAGGATAAGCTTAAGTTGATTGACTTGTGTTTCACCCGTGCTTATGATGCTAAGGTGAACTTCAGCGATATCGCCTATCAGGTTCGTACCTGGGACGCTATCATTTACAATTATCTTAAGAAACAAAAGATTGTAATCCCACAAAAGGAGAGGAATCAAAAGGATGAGAAGTATGCTGGCGCTTACGTTAAAGAACCTAAGCCTGGAGTTTATGACTGGGTGGTCTCTTTTGACCTCAACTCCCTATACCCTCACCTCATTATGCAGTACAACATCTCGCCAGAGACGTTGTTGGAACAGAAGCATCCATCTGCAACCGTAGATAAACTTCTGAATCAGGAACTCACTTTTGAGATGTATAGTGATTACGCTGTGTGTGCAAACGGTGCAATGTTCCGTAAGGACGTGAAGGGATTCCTGCCTGAACTGATGGAGAAGATGTACAACGAACGTGTCATCTTCAAGAAACGAATGCTCAAGGCAAAACAAGAGTATGAGAAAACCAAGAATCCCGATCTTATCAAAGAAATTGCAAGGTGTAACAATGTCCAGATGGCTAAGAAGATTGCACTCAACTCTGCTTATGGTGCAATCGGTAATCAGTATTTCCGTTACTACAAACTGGCCAATGCGGAAGCGATTACGCTTTCTGGTCAAGTCTCTATCCGTTGGATTGAGAATAAGATGAATCAGAGGATGAATAAAATCCTCAAGACCGAAGGAGTTGATTATGTCATTGCTTCTGATACCGATTCCATTTATCTTCATATGGGTCCTTTGGTTGAAGCTGTATACAAAGGAAGAGAGAAAACTACTGAAGGCATTGTCTCGTTCCTTAATAAGATCTGTGAGGTGGAACTTGAGCCCTATATTGACCGTTCTTACAAAGAACTGGCCGACTACGTGAACGCCTATGATCAGAAGATGTTCATGAAACGTGAGAACATTGCTGATCGTGGTATCTGGACTGCCAAGAAACGATACATTCTCAATGTCTGGGACAGTGAGGGTGTTCGGTACAATGAACCTAAACTCAAGATCATGGGTATTGAGGCAATCAAAACCTCAACTCCTGCACCTTGCCGTAAGTTTCTGAAGGATGCTTTCGGACTTCTGATGTCTGGTACTGAAGATGAGATGATTGATTTTATCGAACAGTGTAGAAAGGATTTCTATTCACTCCCACCACAAGACATCGCTTTCCCTCGTAGTGTCTCCGATATCAACAAGTGGAAATCTTCGGCCGACATGTACAACAAAGGTTGTCCTATCCATGTTAGGGGAGCAATCCTTTATAATTATTGGACTAAGAAAAAGGAACTAGATAATAAGTATCAAGCAATTCAAAGTGGAGAGAAGATCAAGTTTTGCTACTTGAAAACTCCCAATCCCATTAGGGAAAATGTCATGTCCTTCATTCAGGATTTTCCAAAAGAACTTGGATTGGACAAGTATATTGACTATGAATTGCAGTTCAACAAATCTTTCATTGAACCTATCAAGGTCATTCTTGATTGTATTGGATGGGAGGTTGAGCGCAAGAATACTCTGGAGTCTTTCTTTGTATGATTAGGTATTGTGTTTCTTGGTCTAATACTGGATTCTTTCATGACGATGATGTAAAAATCTTCGAAGATTATGAGACCGCTAGGTGGTTCCTTAAAGATATAAAGACACAGGGATATTCTTATGTTAGAATGTTCGAAGCGGAGGTTGATTATTCATGAAGAGAATTATTACACTAGTTACGGGTGGGTTTGATCCCATCCATAGCGGACACATTGCATACTTTAAAAAAGCCCGAGAACTCACCAACTATTTGGTGGTGGGTTTGAATACTAACGAGTGGTTGAAGGATAAGAAAGGTCAGTATTTCCAAGACTGGAAAGAACGTGCCGAGATTATTCGCCATTTGGAAATGGTGGATGCAGTCATTACAGTTCCCTATGATGAGAAAGGATCTGCATGTGGAGCGATTGAAACTTGTTTGGAGATCGCACAAACTGTAGTCTTTGCCAATGGTGGAGATCGCGGTAAGGATAATACTCCAGAAGTTGACATGTATGGTGATAATCCTAGAGTTGAGTTTGAATATGGTATCGGTGGTAGTAACAAATTAAACAGCAGTTCTTGGTTACTCCACGATTACTTTAATAGACAGAGAAAAATTCTTGGCATATGAGTGATCTTGATTTAGTTTGGGAACCTTTAGAACTTCCCAATATTGAGTTATATCAAACTAAACTTTCCGAAGATGTTATGGAGTATCTTTGGAAGAGAATTGAAATAGCAAAGGAAGTGAACATTGACTGGAGAGATAGACTCGCTGGTCAAATTTCTTGCAGCTTACATCTGCAGGATAAAGATGATTATTTCATGGATACGGTTTTATTTCCTATCGCTAAACACATGATTGATGGCCGTCGAGCAGCGTTTGGTCCGCAATTTCATCATAGTTTTGATGAGGAAAAATTTCAAATTAGAACAGACATGACCTGGTGGGTAAACTTCCAGAAGCAATTGGAGTTCAATCCACAACACATTCACTCTGGTATCTTATCATTCGTTATCTGGATGAAGATTCCTACTGACTGGAGAGAACAACATGAACTTCCTTTCTGTCAAGGCACTGGTGGTCCTGCTGCATCCGATTTTCAGTTTCTCTATACTGATATCATAGGTAATCATCAGGATTATACTATTAATATGGATAAAAGTAAGGAAGGAACTATGGTTGTTTTCCCTGCAAAGTTGGGACATGCAGTATTTCCTTTCTATAATTGCGATGAAGAACGTATCTCCATTGCAGGAAATGTACTTTGGAATGTTGTGCCACGATGAAGTATCAGTTTCTTAATCCTTTTGGTCCAAATATCTTGAAACTTAAGTGTCCAGATTACTTATTGTCTGGACTAAATCGATATACTGAGTCTCCAGCGTCAGAAAAATATCGTGTTTCTTCAGATCTCTTGGAAAGAGAGATGGATGTTAGGTATCTGACTGAGAGTTTTTGTAAGTCTGTAGGACTCACCGAGTTTGTTGAAGCTGCTGGTGAACTTTATATGGATTTGGTTCCAGAGAACATATCTAAATTAGTATTGGGTGTTGTACCTCCTGTAGACACTCGGTTCAAGGCTAGTGAATCTATTGCTGATGTGTGGATCAATAGATATTATTCTGGAAGTTTCACACCAATTCATGTACACTCTGCCAGCTTGTCTGGTATAATAATATTAAAAGTACCCAATAAACCTGGTGACCTTAGTTTCATTCATGGAAATTATCTTCCCTGGGTTAAGAGTGAATGGTGTCCAGACCAGGAGGTTGGAGATGTAATTCTATTTCCTAGTTGGCTTCAACACTTGGTTATGCCACAAAGTCATGATGATGAGAGGAGAACCTTGAGTTTCAATCTCATTGAACCAAAAGTTTATTCTGAACGAAAGGAGTTGTTTTAAGTTATGGATTTTTTGAAAGATATTGCTAAAGAGATTGGTGGTGAGTACACACAACTCGCAGCAGACATTGATGAAAATGAAGAGTATGTTGACACGGGTTCGTACATTTTTAATGCACTGGTTTCAGGTAGCATATTTGGTGGTGTATCTCGCAATAAGATTACTGCTATTGCTGGAGAGTCTTCTACTGGAAAGACTTTCTTCTCTCTCGCTGTCGTTAAGAATTTTCTTGATTCCAACCCTGATGGTTACTGCCTCTATTTTGACACTGAGGCTGC